TGCGGCAAGTGGCTCCCACGACACTGACCTGTGATATCCCATTTGGGTATAATATGCTTGTGATATCCGAAACTATTGCGTTCTCAACATCCGATAAATCAGCCATCACGTTGTATTGCGACGGACATTGAGCCGCCAACCAAGATCGCTAAGTTCAGCGGCGATAACTATTCCGCTGGTTCCGTGCTCGTCGGTAATGATGTCCTGCGGTTGCAATATCTGCCCATGAACGGACGGCAGGAGCGCGATAACGCCAGATATCATGGTGTCACCTGGGAGCCGAGTGGGCGATTTGCCCTCGATGTTTGTTCCAAGCAAACTGGCGGGCCACCGTGAGATCACATTTAGTGTAGAACTGGCACCCGCAAGATCGTACGATGTTCCATTGGCCGGCGTTATCTGGCGAGTTACCGATATAATGCGGTTTGTTTTCACGCACAGGACCGGAAGTAAGGAGTGCTGCGCGGCAATGAACCAGATCTCTCGGTCCTGCACCAGGTAGTCACCAACTCGCGTATAGGAGGCATCGAAATATCCACGCCATACCGCTACTCCGTAACCGATGGGCTGACCAAAATTTCCATCGGTTCGACTGAATGCGGCACGCAACTTCAGGTAACGATTTGATCGATTGAGCGGGTCCGAGACCTCGCCTGACCGATACGCATCAGTCACTCGGCCCAATATATTAGCCGCGCGGTTTAGTCCCCAGGACAGGCGATCTTGTAAGCGGGTTACGTCCATGTCAGACAATCAGACTTGGCGAATTGGAACGAAGTCCCGGCCCAGGGGGAATGCCAAGGAACGCGCACAGACGCGTTCGCCACCCGTCGTAGAGCTGTTCGCGATCTCGGAACTCGTTCTGATTCCTCGACCAGACGGCAGCCTGATCAGTATCGAGATTTTCAGATGCGCCAGGAATAGCGGATTCAAGATTGCAAAGTGTTCCAAGATACCTCTGTACAACACTTATCTCACCCGGCGCCAAATTATTGATTCGGTATTCCAGCAAGCCATAAACTTGATAAAACCGCCAGGATGAGAAGCCCGACGCGGTCCCGCCATAGGCAGGGTAACCACAATGCCGCCGCGTATCGATCTTTTCCTGGTCGGTCAACGCCGTCAAGTATTGGCTCCTTCGCCACGGGTAAACATCACCGGTCCGCTGCCGGCGGCAAGAATGGCGGCGAAATATGAAACCAGAGGGCCGCACCGAAGGAGGATTTTGCTGTTTGGCAGGACGGGCGTGTCCCCTGCGGTTGCTTGCACAGAGGGATCTGACCCGAACCTGACAAATACCAGAGAGGAAGTTGGATTAGTGACAAGGATCGAGTCGCCGCCTCCTTTAAGTAGAACGTTGGACGAAATCGTGCTTGATGCCATGGTGACCGTTGCCACTGGGCTAAATGGATTGGTCGCTCCGCTTGACAAAGTCAGCTCCCTTTCAAAATTAGCCGATATGCTCAACTATAACCGCACGCTTGTACGATCCGTTCGTGGCGGTCGGGACGGTAGTCGGGTTTGTTGTTGTATCAGAAGGGGCGCAGAAGCCGCCCATCCAGTACCACGACTGAGCGATAATCTGCTGCAAGCGGTCGATCGGCTCCCGCGTTACCATGGCTACGCCATTCACCATCGTGACGATTGAATCTGAAGGTGCGACGTCGTCAGCCGCCATGCCCGCGAAGTCACCCTCGATCAACGCGCCCGCACCACAGATAATCGGACGCCGAATCATCACGTTCGGAAGCGTGGGATGCTGTTGAACGAATACCTCCGTCGTTGGCATGAACCGCAGGCCCAGAAAGTCGTTTGTCATGCCTTTACGGAATACCTGGTTCGCCGAAGTCGCACCTTGAAATAGCTGCTTGAAGTCCGGGTCGGAAAACAACTGGCGGGCGGAAACTGGGTCCAAATAGCAGTTATACGCACCGTCAATCTCCGGAACCGCATTGACCCGAAGGCGCGCCACCGAGTCGAGAAGGCATGACATTGTCAGCGTGTCGCTGGCGGTGAGTAGCGACGTGTTTGCACGGCCGGACGGTCGCATGATCGAGGATGCCGTCGCGGAAAGGACAGTGTTGCCGAAGGTTCCGTCTGAGACGGAGACGCTTGTTGAGAGTATTAAGACCCCGGAAAGTCCTCCCCAGGCTGTCGATACGTTTGTCACATCCGGAGTGGCCCCAACGGCAGTATAAACGTTCGCGCCGATTGTCACCGTCAAGGGATTTGAAACCCCAACGGTCTGCTGAATGCCGTTGACAAAGGCAAACTGAAAACCCCGAAGATCGTCTACCGCCACTGACGTTCCGGCACTCGCAAGGGTTACGCGCACTCTCGTATTACCGCCGAAGTAAGCGGCGTACAAGGCATTTCGAGCGAGCTCATCAAGGCTACGCGCAGCCTGTTCCCCGTTGGTGTATGCGTTCTGTAGGAACTGTGACGCGATTCCTACCCTCGAGGTAACCATGTTGAGATCTGCGGTAGCCGCGTAGTGATTGATGGTGATGGTATACTGTTCCACCCCCCAATTCCCCGGCGTAAGGCCGTTGTCGAAATTTGTGTTCGTTGATGGAGCGATCGGAACGGTGACCGTCGGTTTCAGGCCCGCTCGGGTCTTGGTCAAGGTCTCACCGATTCCAACCGCGATGTCTTCACGATCGGCACAAGCCCTGTACCCGAGGCGAGACATAAGAGCCTGCTCGAACTCGCGTTCAAGAAATCCCTGTTGAATGATCGGCTGAAGAGCGGCAGGAAAATTTTGAATGCCCATGGAAAAGCTTAGCCTCTGGTCGAGAAAATGATCTGATGATTAATAGAAATTCGATTCTTTTTCAGAGAGCCGAACGTTTGATGATATTTGCCCGGGCAATCCGATACTCCTCATCGGACATATCTTTCGCAAGCTTTTGTCGGGTGGGGCTCGATGGAGGAACCTTGGCAACGCTGGACGACGATGGGGTAGAGAACAGCCAAGGCTTGGCACGCTTCAGTTTGCTGATTAGTTCCGTTCCCCCGATGACGCTGTCATCTTCACCCAAATGAATTTGGGTCATGTCCAGAAACTGAAGACCATCCAGATCGATCATATCGGCATGCATCGCCTCGACTTTCAACTCGGCGAGCAGCACCCGACGGTCCGTTTGACGGCGGTTCTCCTGGCTGTCACGCTCAAGTTTATCCAGACGGGCGCGGAGGTCGTCATTCAAATCTGCTGGTGTGTCGTTATCGGGTAGTGATTCAGTCAATTGGTTGTCTTTCAGCTTGATCAGCGGTGCTTTGCGCCAGCTCGGCGGCTATGTTGTCGATGTCGTAGGTGTCTGCGATTGCCTTGATCGCGCTTGCGCGGCTGATCAGTCCGGAGTTCATCAGTGTTTCAAGAGTCGTGGCGTCAAGTTGCCGATCCGCCGCCGAGGTCGGATACCATCGCGGCCATTTCAGCGATAATACGACGGTTGGATCCATTGGCGGTAAATTTTCTCCGGCCGCGCGTAAAGTGTAACGCAGGGATGCCCGGACAATCATTCGTGCCAAAGAGAGCAGAGCCACCTCGCCATAGGTAATGCGGAGGTTGTCGGCGAGCCAAAGGAGGCCCTGGTTCATGAGTTCTAAGGCACGGCCGGACTGAGCCGAAGTAAGGCGCTCAGGACTGGCGCGATTGCCGTGAATGCTTTCAAGAGCAAATTCTCTGAGTGTCCGTACATAATCAATTACGGCCGCGGCGGCGGTTCCTCCAATTTCCAGAAGTCGGGCATCTCCTTTCTCACTAACAACCAGAGCATTGCCCGCACCTTTGACGATTTCGGTATCGGTACCGATCGGTTCCTTCAACAGCAATGTGGGATCGCTGCTATATTTCAGGCCTCGGCCAGCCTGGCTCAATTGATAATCTATCTCAATTTGTGTTTCGGCGGCCGCTCGAAATGTGCATGAGCCATCACTTGGATCACCGGTAGAGGAATAGCCAGGCAGATTCCGAATCCAAACAACGGGTACAAACCCAAGCGCGTGATGAACTGTTCGTCTGGTGTCGACTTCTACGGGAGGGCCGCTATTTATTGCCGAAGGTGTGTACCATGTCTCCGCGTCGTTGTTCCAGGATCTTTGGAACCAATAATCGGCATTGAGTTCCGCTATCTCATAGCCATTACTTGACAACTGGGCTCCGGACACTTTGTAGCGTTCGGTCACGGTGAGCAACGTATCGGGTTCTTTTGGGTCCCAGACCGGTGTAAGGTATATCGAGTCCAGAACCTGGAAAAAGACCCGGCCATTGAGCACTCGCATCAGGATCGCCACGGATCCGACCGATCCTCTGGTCGCTGCTTCGGTCATCACTAAATTCAGGTGCGAGTCACGTACAATACTGACAAGAGAGCTCTGCATGACACGGTCAATGCAATCTATGGTCGGAAAATGGCCCTCACTGAAAAGGAGAGAGACACTGTCTTCAACCACCACCCTGCATAGCGGGTACCTGACCGATGGTCTCCGTTTCCTGAGAGGGATGTACTCACCAGCGGAACTACGTTCATCATGAAAATCGTAAGGTAATACGTCGTAAATCTGGCCGTTCAGAACCCGGGTAAGTGTGTCGAGAATCGACGTACGGGGAGGATAATCTGGGTCGCGCGAGATCAACTCGCATATCGTATCGAACATGGAATTGGTTGTGCCTGCCCTTCTTCAAGTAGAGGCTCGTGTCAACGAGTGT